GTACTTCCTGTCTGTGTTAGCTGAAAAATATACGTACTACTTGATGTAGTCAATGTGGCTCCAATCGATTTGGGCATCTTGCAAACGATTATCCTATACATTACATTGGGTCGGTCTAACTTATTGGCAAGCCATATCTTCATGGTCATACACAACGGTGTGATTTTGTCTCCAATGCGATTCGCACGTCCTGTACCAGGTGGGATATCATTCCATGGGTTGAAAAATGTGGGGTCACTATATATGGTTGTAGGTACCAAAGCTCCGGCACTTTGTCCAACGTTATGATACAACTGTAGATCTTCTCCTGCAACATCATAATATTTGGTCTCTGTAGCCTTATTCATAATCCGTTTCACTGTCCTCCTCAGACCGTACTTCCCACGAATCCTCCGATAGGGCTTCCTTCTCATCTTCCGACGATACGTCTTCTTCATGTAACGTACCATAGGTATCTAGGTCTCTGTCATTTATACTTTTCGTTCCGTTTTTGTATTTATACTCTGCTGTCGTTTTGTACCATTCGGCATATTCCATCCATTCATCATGGGTATTGGGGTAACTGCGTCCTGTTTTCACTTTGTACTCATGTAGTCCTGGATTGGGATTTTCAAACTTCAAATCCTGGCATCCCTGAATAGCACATCCTTCCAAATTCCTTTTGTTGCTCGGAATGTTAGACATCCCTTTTCACAGCTGTCCTTAAATATGTCTTCGTAGAATTTTGGCATTCCACGCCTTGCCCATTCTGGTGATATAAAATATTTGGGTTCTCCTTCATCATCCATTTCTTCTAACATGTACATGAGACAATCTTCTATCTTATGTAAATCGAATCTTCTTCGTTCCTGTCTCCATTTCCAGATCTGATATAACATTCTGGCACTTGTGAGCATGATTCCTCCTTTACGAGGCTTGGGAACACCTCTAGCGGGATTGAGATTATCGAGGAGGTTGGCCTGGATCCATCTTGGGGCCTTATCGATCCATGATTGGACATTTCCTTTAATGTATGGTTGAGTTTCTTCACGTGATGTGTATTGGATATACTGTAATATACTATTTTGATAACACGTACCACTAAAGCACTTATTACCATGTAAACCAGCGTCTTTAATTCGCTTCCTAATTCTTTCAAGAACTTTTCCATTTCCGGGCACTGCGATGTGATAATGTGGGTTGTTTCCATTCTTACCGATATGAGGGTAACTTATATACCATTCGAAATCATTTACGAGATTTTCTATATCTTCCCATTTTCTAGGAGTAGTGATTCTGATCGAAACATACTCTAAAATTTCTGACTCCACCAGGTTGGTTGGTTGGTCTGGTTGGTCGTCAACGTCTAAAGTAGACGTTGCCTCCGACTGGATCATACAGAAATTTTCAACTTCCTTTATACTAAAGACAAGAATTTCTTTTTTTTTGGTTTATTTTTAAATTTTAAAAGGCTTACGGCCTCCGGCGGTCGGGGCTGGTTCGCTGTCGCTCACAACTACGGCCTGGCGGCCTGCAATGTCATGGGATCCGTGTTTTCGAGTCTAGCCTGCGGCGCCATCGGGCGCTCGCTTCGCTTCGCTTTTTATGTGTCCTTGTAATACATACGTGCATGATAGCTATATGATGCAATATTATCTGTAACTAGTGTTCCCTTTGAGTCATATGGGATAACAAACAATGCTAAGGGTGAATTCACAATGTCTTGTGATACTGAGTCATACACGATTTGTCCGGCACGCTTGCGCTTGATCTTGAGTTGTACAAACTTATGGCATTCCTTATTAGTTCCATTGTTAACATGCGAAAATCCAACTTGTAGATTATGCACCCGGTCGTAATACGGTTTAATACCTTTGTCATGATCAATTGGTAATACCATTGCATTTCCTGTACTTCCTGTCTGTGTTAGCTGAAAAATATACGTACTACTTGATGTAGTCAATGTGGCTCCAATCGATTTGGGCATCTTGCAAACGATTATCCTATACATTACATTGGGTCGGTCTAACTTA